GCCAGTAGAGACTAATCTTTATCCTGCAAGTATGATTGATAATCTATATAACACACTTGTAAATAAATATCAAGTACAAGGTAAAAATAGAGAAGAAGCAAAGACTCTTGCTGGCGATGAATTACTAGCAACTGTCGGAACTGATTTAGTTCTTGAAAATATAACCTTTAAAGATTATAATAAGAATATTCCTGGAGTAGTCCCTACTGTAGAAAACTACAATAGAATATTTAAAGATAATCAAGACTTAGTAAAGCAATTGTCTCAAATTAAAGATGGAGATATTTCTTTAGTTGGTCTATTAGGTGCAGATATAGAGTACAAAGCAGAAGATAGAAATACTGCTATATCAAGATTACTAAATGACCCTAAACTTAAATTGCCTGGAACAAGCAAGTATATTAATGACCTTAGACTTACTCCAGCAGAAGAAGATTTGCAACGTCAAAAGAATATCCTGTGGGGAAGATATACTGCCCTGAAGGACGCATTAACTGCCCAAATTACTGATGGCAAATCATTCCGTTCTCATCCAGAACTTGGTGACTATCTAGCATATGTAGCAAGTACTACATTTAGAGAAGAAAGTCAAGCCTGGTATGACGAATATATGGCTGGTGTTCGTGGAGATAATTCCTACAACTATGCCAGAGCATTAAAGTTAATCACTACAAATGATGACTTTATGAAAAAGAATGGTGACACAGAGTACTGGAAAGATGCACAAATGTTCATGAATCTTCGTGACCAAGTTGCTGCTTTATATAAATCTTTTCCAGATGGAGACCCACGTAAGGCTAAAATGAGAGATGCATACTTAGCGTATATTGATACTAACATATCAGCATTTCATCCTAAACTTCAAACTATGATTAAAATTTACTTCGATAACGATACTTTAAAGGTGGTTGAGTAATGGCTGGTGAAAAAGAACAACAGACTACTAATCAGGCAGCACTAGATATAGCCGGATTTACCGAGTTTATGAAAACATATCTTGGTGGTTCAAGTAGTCCAAAAGATTCTACAACCACAAGCAGAAATGTATCTAAGTTAAATAAAGTTAGCGCAAAGGCACTTATTGATAAGGCTGCTAAAGACGCTCAATTTACTGGTACAATCACTGATAAAGATATTGAAGATTTTATAAAGAAGTTTAATGCTGAACAGGCTAAACAAATAGAGACTGTTGTAAAGGCTGTAACTTCTAAGGTAGCACCAGGTGCAAGTCAGGCTGCTGCTGAAAGAGAGATACAGTCTATACTTACAACTGAGTATCCTTCATATTTCAAGCCAGACACTTTTGCTTCCGACTGGATTTGGTCTAAGATTAATTTTAAAGACGAAAAGACTTTAGGCGGAAAAGCATTAACTGCTCTTGGCAATGTTAGAGCAATAGTTGCTGGATTTGGACCATTAGATTTTTCTGAGGTAGAAGTTCAAACTGCTGCAAAGAAAATTGCTAGAGGTGAAATATCGAATGATGATTTTCGTTCTACCATTGCACAAAAGGCTATGGTTAACTATCCTCAATATGCAGAACGTTTGAAACAGAATCCTGGTTCTACTATGAAAGACCTTGCTTCTCCTTACATTAATCTTATGGCTAAAGAGTTAGAGTTAGACCCTAATTCAATTGAGTTAGATGATATTGATTTAGATAAAGCGTTAAGACCAGATGGTACAGCAGGTAAACTTCCAACAATGTCTCTTGCTGAGTTTAGATTAGCATTGAGAAATAGCCCTCGTTGGGAATCTACAACTGCTGCTAATGAGGCTGCAAGAAGTGCCGCTACCGCAATGGGTAGAGCATTCGGATATGGAGTATAATGGCATTTGTATATAACCAGGGTAATCCACTTGCTACAAACGTCTATGTTGCCCCAAAAACAAAGACTACAACTGCTGCAGTTCCTAACTTTTCTCAGACTTTAAATTTGTATGGTACACCTACTCAAAATACTAGAACGGTTACTAACAAATCAACTGGTGGTTCAACTCAACCGGGATTAGGACCTCAAACTGGTCCAAGTAATACATTTATACCTGGATACACTCCACCTAGTACTGGTGGCGGTGGAAGTGCTCCTGCTACTGATACTTTCCCTGCAGCAGGAACATTTGCTGGTTGGGAATATTCTACTGATAAAAAACAAAGAAGAATGAAATTCCATGACGGCAAAGGTGGATTTTATTATGGAGAGTTTGAAACAGCGCCAGTAACTGAAGAAGAGAAAACTCCTGAAAGAGTATTGGCTCTTGATACATTTAAAGCAACCCTAGGATTGTTACTAGGTAAAGATGAAGCAAATAAACCATACGTTCAAAAACTATACAGTTTAGTATCTGGATTCTATAAATCAGGTTCTACTGTAGACGAGGCATTAAATCTTGCTTTATACCAGGCCGAGAATGAAAAGGCTATTCCAGAATTTACAAAACGTTTTGCTGGTATATTTGCTATTAGAGATATGAAGCAAAAGGGAATGGCGGTAACTGTTCCTACCATTGCTGAGTTTTTTGCAACTGAAGCAAAGATGGGCGAGGTATTAACCAATGCTGGCCTAGGTGAGTTAGCAACAGAAGATTTCTTAGGCGGAGTTATTGGTTTAAATAAATCAGTACTTGAAGTTGGAAATCTTATTAGCGATGTATTTACTGCTATTGATTATGCTCCAACAGAATTGAAAAAGACTTTAGAAACATACTTCCCTGGAGTAGATAGAGTATCTATCGCTAAGGCTATATTGACTGGTAAAGAAGGCGCACAAGAATTAAGTCAGAAAGTTAAAGGCGTATCAGTACTGTCTGCTGCACAACAACAAGGCGTAGCAATGGATTTGTCTACAGCAACTAATATTGCTAAACAAGGTTATGATTATCAACAAGCCTTAACTGGATTTGGTCAAGTAAAACAACTTGAAAGAGCGGGAACATTGGCTCAATTTAAGGGTGGACAATTTACTTCAACTCAAGCCCAAGAAGCAGTATTTGGAAAGAGTATCCAACAACAAAATATTCTTGAACAATTAAAGGAAGAAGAATTGGGAAGATTCCAAGGTTCTTCTGGAAGATTTGCATCTAAAGATAGAGCAGCAGGAATAATATAACTAGAATCCTAATGGACCGACCAGCCCCATTAGCGTATAAGACTGGTAGCAAGAGCCAACCAATTTCCCCGAATTGACTTGAGGCTTGCGACTAACAAACGAATAGAAAGGGTGGTTGCTATGAGCAACAATTACTGGGATGAAGACGAGGACGACCTAGATACTACAAATGAGTACGCAGGTGATGGAAGTGACTTACTTAAAAAGTTACGGAAAGCAAAGCGTGCTGATGAGAAACGTATTAAGGAACTTACTGAGCAACTTGAGTCACTATCCAAGTCGCAGCGTGAGCGTACTGTCAAAGAAGTCCTAGAAAAGAAGGGTGTAAACCTTAAAGCAGCAAGACTAGTACTAAAAGATTTAGATGATGTTAACGAGGAGTCAGTTAATAATTGGCTCGATGATAACGCTGAATTGTTTGGTATTAAAGTTGCTGAAGAGGCACCAAGAGTAAGTGAAACAGATAAAGCAGCCTTAAGGCAGCAAGATGTTATTACTCAAGGAGCAATTACTCCCGACAGAGCAGAAGACCTAAGTCTTCGCATTGATAATGCAGATTCAATGGATGCATTATTGGATGTACTTCGCTCTCAACAATAATTCCGTTCATAGTCACTTGGAGGTGACGAAATGGCATACGTATCAACAGCCTCTGATTCTCTCGGAGGTACCGCTGGTGCTGCTGGTCTAGTACAAAAGGCATATGACCGTTTACTAGAATTCGCTCTCCGTTCTGAACCACTAATTCGTTCAGTCGCAGACAAGCGTCCAGCACGTCAAGCAATTCCTGGCTCAACAGTCGTTCTACAACGCTATGTTGACCTTTCAGTAGCAACTACTCCTCTGACAGAAACAACTGACCCAGATGCAGTAGCAATGTCTACACCAACATCAGTAACCATTACTCTTAACGAGTACGGTAACTCAGTGTTAGTAACACGTGCATTAGAGTTATTCTCTCTTGCAGATGTTGACCCAGCAATCGCAAACATCATCGCTTTCAACCTAGCAGATTCTATTGACTCCGTAGCAATGACAACATTGCGTGGCGGTTCAAACGTAATCTACTCAGGTTCAACAGCAACATCAACTGCAACTATCACAGCAGCCGCAACACTATCTTCAGCAAACATCCGTAAGGCTGTTGCTAAGTTACGTGCTAACAAGGCTAATGGTCGCAAGGGTTCACTATACTGGGCTGGATTACACCCAGAGGTATCTCACGACCTACGTGCTGAGACAGGTTCAGCAGGATGGTTACTTCCTAACCAATACGGTTCTTCACAAGACCGCATCTGGGCAGGAGAAATTGGAACATACGAAGGTGCATACTTCGTAGAGTCTCCACGTCTATACAACGCAACAGATGGTTCTTCATCTGCTCGTGTATACCGCACAATTATCTGCGGACAGCAAGCACTTGCTGAGGCAGTGGCAGAAGAGCCACACACAGTTATCGGACCAGTAGTTGACCGCTTAATGCGTCACCGCCCAATGGGTTGGTACGGCGTACTAGGTTTTGCTCGCTACCGCGAAGAGGCACTGTACAGAATCGAATCAGGTTCTTCAATCGCTTAGTTGATTGACGGTAAGACACTGTTTATACGGCGAATACGTTGCAGTGTCTTACAGTAAGTTTATTAAGGAGAATAATGGCAGATTATACATTTACAACACCAGTTGTAGAAGAAGCACCAATTGGTAAACATAGGTTGTTTTATTTCTACAAACAAGATAAAGGTATAAGTATTGCTAAAAGTGGTGGAACTTATTCACGAGTGCGTTATGTACTTGATGAAGACATAGCAGATTATGATGAGTTCTATCTTGGTGGACATGAGCATGTAGTTAACGATACAGTCAAAGCAGCACTAATTGCTGGTGGTGTAGGAGTAACTGAGGCTAACTTTACAGCAATATAAGGGGATAGATGAAACACTGGGAACATCATCCAACTCCAGTTGAAGGATGTTTTGGATGTAAAGGCTTGACTCTTCAGATGAACTCTGGAGATGCTAAGAGAGATATTTCTGACAAGAAATGGACTTCGGAACTAAAGGCTTATAAGGATGCCAGAGCGCAAGGTATACAGCCAGCAGGGACGAGTATGCGTCATATACAAGAAGCGCATAAAGCATCAGAAGTTTTAGGTAAAGCGTACAATGCGGACACTATGCCTAAGGCAAAAGATATAAATACAAAATCCGCAGCCATAATGAAAGAGATAGGACAAATATAATGCCAAAAGTAGGAAAGAAGAAATTCCCATATACCGCCAAGGGCAAGAAGGCTGCAAAGGCTTATGCTAAAGGCGAGAAGATGGAATCTAAAGCAGAGAAGATGATGGAAATGCGTAAAGGTATGAAGAAGATGGGCAAGAAGAAGTAACATGGCCAACTTCAGATACTCGCCAATGCCATTGAGTGAGCGTGATAGACAAGCAATTGCACTAGCAAAACTAATGCAAGAGCGTAAAGATATCGCAAAGAAAACAGGCAAATGGCCTACAGACAAAGAGTTAGAAGCAACTAGAAAGAAAAATAAAAAAAGATGAAAAAAGCGCATCCTGGATTTAAAGCAGTACAAAAGAAAATTTCTGCAAAGCAGGGGGTCTCTATGGAGCGTGCTGGTGCTATTCTGGCTGCTGGTGCTCGTAAGGCTAGTAAGAAAGCAATTAAAGCAAATCCACGTCTAAAGAAAGTATCTGGCGTAGTTAAAAAGAAAGGCAACAGATAATGGCAACTCCATTCGGTCAAGCAGGTAGTTCTAAAAAATCTACAGCAAAATCAGTTAAACCAAAAGTAGTAAACAAGAATGTTAAAGTAACCCAATCTCAAATTGACCAAATCAAAAAACTTGGTATGACCAAGGCTTTGGCAATGGTTAAAGCAAACAAGGGTTCAGAGAATAAAGGTGCAGTAGCAATTACTAACGAGGCTGTACGTAGATTATACGGACAAGAGCGTTTTGATAAGGCTATGGGTAGAGTAAAGCGTCCTACAGGAACAACTCCAAAATCAAGTAAGCCAAAGTCAAACTTTACTTATAGTGCACCATCTGCTGCTAAGCCAACTGCTAAGAAAGCAACAGTTAAGAAGCCTATGACTCCATATGAGAAAGATATGGCACGCAGAGGAATCTACTACTAATAATGTCATCTGGCCAACACAAACGCCATGATGGTTTCAATCCCATCCAAATTAAAGACGGATACATAGTCCGTATAAGAAAAGATGGAAGAGTTAAAGCAATTCTAGGAAAGTATGGGGAATATGGAAAGAAAGAAAGACTCAAGACTCGCTAGAGCAGGAGTATCTGGTTTTAACCAACCAAAGAGAACTCCTAATCATCCAAAGAAATCACACATTGTTGTGGCTAAAGTTGGTAGTCAAATTAAAACTATCCGTTTTGGTGAGCAAGGTGCAAGTACTGCAGGTAAGCCAAAGGCAGGCGAGTCTGAACGTATGAAGATGAAGCGTAAATCTTTCAAGGCAAGGCATTCTAAGAATATTGCTAAAGGCAAGATGAGTGCGGCATACTGGGCGGACAAAGTAAAATGGTGAAAAAGAAAGTAGCATTTTGGGATAAGAAGAATCCTAAAAAAACTTCTAAGAAATTAACGCCAGAACAAAAGTCTGCTGCTAAGGCTAGGGCTAAGGCTGCTGGTAGACCATATCCAAACTTAATAGATAACGCAGCAGTATCTCGTAAAAAGAAATAGGGGCACAGGGGACTATGAGTAAAAAAGATTCTATAGCACTTGTATG